TCCTTCAGTATGCAGCCAGCGTATGTACACATCCAGTTCGGTGCGATACCTGCCACGGCTCTGCTCCTGTATATCCATTTCGGATAGCCAGCCTTCCACCATGCCGGTGATCGTTTTATCTTGTAATGTAAACTGCATGCTCAAGTCTCCTGGTAATATCCATCTTCCTGATCTTCCTATTCACCCCTTTGAATACCTTACTGCTTAGTACGATATACCTGTACCCATCCTGGAATACATAGTACCGTTTGCCTGTTTGAGCGTGCAGAGCATCTGCACGCTGGATGGCCATCCACTTTTTAAACTTTGCCCATTTACCTCCCAGGATCATGAGCATGGTGAATAAGATCTGCTTCATTTTTTTTGTCTTTCTTTTCCTGTTTTCACAGCGTTATGATGATCGCACAGTGTTTGTAAGTTTTCCAGATCAGTAGGATGCCCGTACTTTCCATTCTGAAGATCCCATACATCGATTCGGTTAATAGGTTTCTTATGATCCACATACCTGCCGGGCCTTACTTTCCCTTCCTTTTCGCACTCCACACATAGCGGATGCGCCTTCAGGTGTGCTGCTCTGGTCTTCTTCCAGAGGGCTGTTTTATAAAACGGATTGATTACCAATCGCCCCTGCCCCTGCATAGTATTGTATTCTGGTTTGAATTCCCACGGGCGCTGGATAGTATCAATCTTTTTAGGCATATATAACCTCCATGGTAAGTATATCCGCTATGGTATATTCCAGCTGAGCTCCCTTGCTGTCGTTCCAATCGGGGAGCAGGTAGATGGCATCGCATCCCACCAGGTGGTAAAGGCAGATGCGCATGGAATCCTGCCATGAAATACCCTGCGGTACGATCTGGATCGGATTGGTTACAGCCCACCCCTTAGCACGGAGAAGATCCTCAGCTTGCTTAAATTTGCTTCTTACTTCGGCCAGGGGCAGACCGGTTACTTTTCCGGCTATGTAGATCCTGTTCATAATTTCATTCCGATTTTCAGTTCCTTGCCTTCAACATAAATCGCATACAGGGCAGGATATTCGCGCTTAAATTGTTCATCGCTCATACTTTTGCGCAGCTGCTCCAGGTTAATATCTCCAGGGCGCGGCTCATATGTTGGCCTTGTGTTTCTGGTTTCGGCTAATCCGGCCCGTAGCCAGAGGTTAATCTGCTGAATGCTGAGTACCTTGGCAGGACCATACTCACCCAATGCTCCGAAGTTGATGATCTGTATAAACTTCTCATACTTCAAGGAATGGTGCTTATCCTGAAACAGCCAGAGCAACTGCTTACCTAACTTAGTAGCAGAATCCGCATCGAACTTGGCCGCCATTATATCTGCGGCATAGTTCAGGTCTTTCATCACCTGGCTCATGTTATTTGCCAGAACCGTTGCCGTTGATTCTTCGAGCCACTTCGTCGAAGTCGATTGCTGGTTTTGTTCCATTGTTTGCTGTTTTATTAGTTACTGCCGCGGAGAGCCCCCACTTTAAAATGGCTGCGTAGTCGCTTTTATATTTTTTACCGGTCATTTGCTTGTGCAAGCTCACCTGTTGGATGGCCTCCTGATAGATGTCCGGATGTTCCGTTTTCAACTTTTCAAATTCATCATCCGAAAGGTGGAGGGAGGGAGCATACTCTTTCTTTTCTTTCTTATCCTTTTTTATACTATCCTTTACTATACTATCCTTTCCTATACTGCGATCAGGTTGTGATCGGGTAGCTGTCGCCTCGTGATCGGGTGGCGATGAATGAGCCTCTGGAAGAGCCTTATGCCATTTTGTTGCATTGCCTCTTTTCCCAGCTTCACTGAGTACCCTTCGGCGGTTGTCTATGTATTCCATTCTTCTGCAGAAAGACTCAGAAAAGAAAAATTCTTCCCCATGCACAGTGAACAGACTGTATTGTGTAATAACGCTCAGCACCTTTTCCTTACTGGTATACCAGCGGCGTGCCAGGGCGGAAACAGCTGCCAGAGGGTATCGGTATCCATCCTGCTCCCTAAGTACCTCCAGAAGCATCCAGTAGATACCAATTCCCTCGCATCCTAACTGCTCTAAAACCATGAGCAGCTTTGGATCGTTCTGCGCATTCGAATCGTGCTGGAAGTAGTAGGCGTCTTTCATCGTAGAAAACAGTAAACAGTGTACACCACTCCACTCCAGAAAGCCAGCCAGAATGCCAACATAGCAAACCATACCAGGGTGCGCTGGTTTTCTTCCAGCCAGGTGAGAAGTTTGTTTTTCATACTATCCTTTATTTTGCTTCATCAATTCCCTATATGCTTCACTGTACACCCGCTCATTCCGCTCATTGGATTCCCTGGCATTTCGGAATCCCTTATCCACAATCCTAAAGGCGATGTACAGGCATACTGCCAGGCCGAGTATTGGAAATATTGCGCTCATACTTTTTCCTCCAGTACTTCTTTAAAACGTTTGAACCGCAGGTATTCGAACAGCATCTTTTCACCCTCCCGTTCTGCAATTACCGGGTTGCTGTAGCAATCTACCCGCAGGAAAGAACCGATGGAGATGGTGTCGAATTCTTCCATCTTATCGCTGCCAAAACGCACCCGGTGGGTATGCGGCCGGCCGATCATTTTGCCCTCCAGGAAGGCGCCTGAAGTGGTAATTTCCACATCGGCATACTTGGAGCCGCTATACTGTTTAACCGGGCCTATTTTCGTTACAAAGCCCTGTACAATGGTGCAGGTGTTCATCGGGTTTCGGGATTACGGATTACACAAGCGGTTTCAATATCGTGGCGCAGAAACAGGACCTTCCTTCCAATCATTTTAGTGGTAATGCCTCCTGATTCGCGGTATTTTTTGAGCGTTTTTTCAGATATGCGAAAAAGACGGCATGCATCGGCCTGGGTAATGTATTCCTCCTTCGGCTCCTGGCGAAGCTTTGCCTCAATAGTGCGCTCGATCATGCGTTGCAGATCTGCGAGTGGTACCACCACCACGGGGATTTCGTTTACTGGCATACGGCAGCGTGTTTGCGTTGGTATTTTGAGAGCTCTGCCATGAAGAGATAATCTTCCGTATCTTCTGCGATGCGCATGGCAGCATCTACCGATAGCAGGATGCCCGGACCGGGCCATGAGATGTAATCGCGCCGCTCGCGAAAGCCAAACAGCTGGCGTGTGCTCACCCACCAGGAGGGCATATCATCGATGCTATTGGACCGGCTGTGCAGCTCGGTTACCGGGATGGAGAAGGCTGAGCCTCCTGCTACAACGTGTTTAGGATGGAAAGACATGGTTTTTCAGTTTATGTAAGGTTCATATTTCAATTGCCACAAAAGCCAGTTATTCATTTCCATTATACAATTCGCAGCATACTTATCGGTGCAGCTGTGAGTTTTATCTCTGTAATGAATGGCAGCTGCATGCATTTTTGTGTTTACATCGTACAATAATACCTATGTGAAGCCAGGGTGAATAGCCTCTTCGATCATGTTTAAAATTCAGGGTTAAAAACAGAAGCCAAAACTGGCATAGGATATAGATTCACCCTTCCAAATCGCGGATCTGGCATAGTTTCAATTTTATATCCCATATTATTGCAAATCTGCCTTGCACTACGTCCGAGGCTTGCAGCTTCCTGAACACTCACATGCCGCTTATGCATAGAGGCATATCCCATTATAGTAAAGTAACCAGGCGTGTAGTTGCTGTTTACTGCTATTGCCTTCACAGTAGCCTGTACATTATTAATTTCAGCCTGCTGCTTCTCCATGACTGCAATCATTGCCTTTAAAGCAGGAATACCAGTAAGGCTATTTTCATCAATTATCCGCTTCTCCATAGCATTGAAAGCAGCGATATAATCTTCCTTAAAATTCATAGCATCCTTGCCCGTAAATCCCATAGCAAGAAGGGTGAATCCATCTCTTGTCATCTCATATTCAGGCTGAACCCTGCCTCTTGTATCAATATATGTAATCGGCGCAAAATTGCGCCGATTGAAATCTTCACTACATTCGATGTTCTGTATTGCTTTAAGAACGTCTTTATGAAGCTTACCAAAAGTTTCAGCTACATCCCTACTGGATGTTACTGCGCGGTTATCTTTGCGTTGAATATTCATACTTCATGCATTTTATATTTATTCTGATCTCTAATAATTCTACCCACTGTGCCTGGATGAATAAAGAATTCCTCAGAAAGGCGCTCAATAATAAATTCCCTCCGGAACCCTTTATCATAGAGGTCTTTAAATCTTTTATCTATCAGTTTATTTCGCTCCTTTCTGCGAAAATTGTTGCTTTGAGCTTCCATTTGTTGTATATTTGTTTCATAATTGTAACACAAACATACAAAAAGTGTAACTAAAAATTACATAAATGTAACTAAAAGTTATTAACATTTTTTAAAATGGTGAATACACCCTTAATAGTCAATAGGTTAATGGCAGAAAATGGATGGACAAAACAAAAGGTCTATGAAATTCTTAAGCCATTAAAGATTGGCCGACCGACTATAAACAAGTGGCTGAGCGGAGAATCTCATATAACATTGGAGCAATTACAAGTTCTTATAGATGCTGCTGCATTACAGAATAGACATTATAACCTTACACTTTCGGAAGATCGGGAAGTAGCTGAACCTATTCTTCCAAAGTATATTAAGCAGTTAGAGGATGAAAACCAGATGCTGAAGAAATTAGTTAAATTGCCTAGTGAAGAGCCATCTCGGAAACAGAAATAAAATACTTCTCCCTTGCCCCAAAGTCGCTAAACTTGGGCGTGATTGTGTATAAGGTAATGAATATAACTGTTTATTTTATTGGTTGTTTAAATATTTTATAAATTTGTTCAACAATCTTGAAAATTATGAAGCAATTACTGATTTTTAGTTTGTTCATTGGCTTGGTAATATCATGCAATCAGCCACAAGAATCTAAAATTGATTCAAATCTTATTGATTCAATAAACAAAGCCGATTCAATTAAGCTGGCTTTTGAGAATCGCCCGTGGCGAACGGATACTTTCGTGGATGATTTTGGGGATAAAACCGGAAATATATATATATACACTAAAGTACTGGGAACATTCTCTAATTCGGCTACTTCAAACTCTGCGGTATTCGTAAAAATTATAATAACTAAAAATATTGCTGGGCTGTTTCTTCATCAATATTCACCCGACAATCCAGCAGAAAAGTTTATTGGCCAGGGTAAAATTTCTATGAAAAATCAAGCTGGAACATTAAAGGGTATTTCAAGTATAGGTGAATGGAATAAGCAAGGCGGCTTATTAATTGAGAATACAGCCGGGTTTTGGAACTATTATAGTGATCTTGTGAATTTTATAAAGGCAAGTGAAGGTGAAATTAAATTCGTGGTAGTGGATAGTTACTCGAGCAAGTTTAATTTTAGTATAAATGCTAATGGATTTGTGGAGGAATACAAAAAATTAAGGCAATAAAAATAGTAATTCCGTCACCACTCCCGTCACCAGTAAAAATCTAACTAAGTGATATACTGCGAGGTAAAGCGATAAAATGCAGCCCTGGCAGGACAACCACTTTTTCCCCATCCGTCCAAGAAATTCCCGCTTTATGCGGGTTTTTTCGTTTTAGCGTGGTACATTTACCATAGATTTCTATCATTTTATACACATATTCCGTCACCAATTGAGGCACCAGGTGTCACCAGTATGAACAAACTTGTTTTCTACCTCCGCTCACCCAAGGCTCAGGAGAGCATCGTAATGGTGAGGTATAATGCTTCCGGAAAAAGATTTGTAATCAGCACCGATATCAAAGTGCCATGTAGCAAGTGGGATACCGAGAATTACCGGGTGCGGGCAGGCAGGGATCCTCTGCTCGGAGATCTCAACATACGGCTTACGGTTTTCGAGAAGGCATTCAACGATGCCCTGCATCACATTCTCTATTCCCGCAAGCCACTCACCCCGGCAGCCATCCGCCGGGAAATGGAGGAGCATTACTCCGCCAGGGTGCCGCTGGTGGATCCTTCGGCATATGTTACCCAGGTGATGGAGCAGATCCGCAAGGGAGATCGACTCACCTTGCGCGGATCCCGATACAGTTCCAGCTCGCTCATTGTATACAGCCAGGTGAAACGATTCTTCGAAAAGTACCAGGAGAAGCACGGCCGCTTCTCATGGGAGGACATCGATCAGAAGTTTTACACCCGCCTGCTTAATATGATGACTCAGGAACAGTACTCCACCAATTACATCGGTAGTGTGGTAAAAGGCATTAAAAGCATCTGCCACATGGCGGAGGTGGAGGGTTTGCATAGCTCCACCTGGTACCGGCAGGCATCCTTCCGGAAGCTGCAGGAAGATACCATCACCATCTACCTCACCATGGAGGAGATCGCGGCCCTTACCCGGGTAGAATTGAATGAGTACGATGCCCATGTGCGCGATGTATTTGTGTTCGCCTGTCTCACGGGCCTACGTTTCGGAGATCTGCAACAGGTGAATGCCCAGCTGGTGACGGATGGTATACTCACCCTCCGGCCATCGAAGACCGGCCGGCCGGTATCCATCCCCCTGCATCCGGCAGCGCAGGATATCATCGCCAGGTACATGGGGAAGCTGCCACGTGTATTATCTAACCAAAAGATGAACGAATATATTAAGGAGATCGGGCGACATGCAGGGATCACCACTTCCACCGAAGTGCACATCACCACAGGCGGTACGGACAAGACGTGTCTTGTCCCCAAGCACCAGCTAATCACCACCCACACCGCCCGCCGATCCTTTGCCACCAATGCCTACCTTGCCGGGGTGCCAGCTCAGAGCATAATGATGATCACCGGGCATCGCACGGAGAAGGTTTTTCTCAAATATCTGAAGATGTCGGGGATGGATAATGCCCGAAAAATGCAGGGGCATGCGTTCTTTATGGTTTCCCCCGGATCTGCCACATAATCCCCACCCTTACCCCATCCGTTCCGATGGCTCCGGTATACGATCGCCGGGTATCGGTTTGATGGTACGATCCCTGGAGGCCTATGCCGAATTTTTCGTCATAGCCAATATAAGGGCCTGCGGATAGCGGCAAGGCATGCCTTGCCGGTACTATCGTTGTATTAATGGAAGTTGCCCGGAGATTTCGATGCCAGTATTCCCTTGTCAGTATTTTATTTTCCGTTACCTCGTCGTTAATAATGGCGAAGAAGGAAGTATCATCGGTGATGGTATCGCTGTAGTAGTAGCGGGAAAAATAATCAGCCAGGATGGCTGCGGTATCGATTTTCTGTGGCGAAAGGGCATGCTCTGTAGGTACTCCTATCTCCACCGTATCCCATCTCGGATAATAGCGGATCACCAGGTAAGGAGTTGAATCTCCCGGGATAGTATCGTGAATGATAATTGTATCCCATATTTGATTACAGGGCACAGGCTTGGAAAGCCATTTATATCCTATGCCTGCACCAATGGCAAGTAAAATTAATCCAAACAGCAACGCCTTGAGCGCTTCGTTAAAGGTCCCGTTCTTCCACATAAGCGAATATTTTATTGATTGCCGATATCATTGCCTTTCTCCATCTCCGCTGCCACTCTTCATCCAGCAGCTTAGCCACATCCTGTTTGTTCGTCATGAACATAGATTCCTGCAGCACCCCGTAGTACTTCGGGATTATCCATCCCAGCTGGCCCTTATACCCGGCAATAATTGTAAAATCCTTTTCCCTGTCAGCATCGGTGCGAATACCTTCCGCCAGTTCCTTGCCGTATTGCACGGTGTATCCCAGCCGAAATAATTCTTCCGGGAATTCCTTTTCATACGCTGCCGCCAATATTCCTGCATATTCATCGGCAGGATCTTCGATGGTACGGGTCCACCATTCGAAGCCGGTGGCTTTTCCCCACTTTCCTACGGGCAATTGCTCGGCATTTACATGAATGGAAAGCAGCACGGTATGCTTACGGCTGGCAGCCATACGATTGTAAAAATTCACCCGCGATATAAGGCCAGGCTCCCGCTTCTCCGCATTCAATGGTGCAGCTATGTCCCAATTTTTCACCCCGGGATCCAGCGCATGAATCCGTGCATTGAATTCCATCATCAGGCCCAGGATCATCTTCCGGCTCCATACATACTCCAGCAGCTTCCCATCCGGGGATCTCTTCCCGGGAATGTTATCCCCATGAGCAGGGTCGAATAGTAAAAGGAAGGGTTTCATGGAGTTGTTTACACCTTCGCCTTTTTCGAAACTACCTTGTAAATAACGGCTGTTCCGAACCAGCCTATAATGGCAGAGGAAGCAAGCCGTGGCAATATAACCACAATGAATGGCATATCCTGACTTTGCAGCCATTCGGCTATTTTAAATTCAAAAGCTCCCATCAGTAGCAGTATCATCACCATGGTGACCAATAAAGTGCTTATCACTAATTCTGGCCAATTATCCGCCCACCAGAATTTCAGGGAGGGTTCTTTTACCTTGTCTGTTCTCCCGGAATATTTGGAAAGGAAAAAAGCTGCCATTCCGAGCAGGCATAGGAGAATGCAAATGAGTGTTTCCATATCTTCAGTTTTTTCTATATAAATTCCAAGAACTTGTCTGTGTGATTGTACTATTCAGCGTTGCCTTCATCAAATAGCAGTTACTTATCTTAGTAGTTACATCCCCGTCTATTCGCATGGAGGCCATTAGTGCAGCGGTAGGATTGTAGTGCATTTGGCGAATCGGAGCCGCGATGAATGAAGTATTGTAAACATTCATATACCCGTCGCTCCCAGAAGCTATTAAGCTGTGACAAGTAATAGGGTGGATTCCATACGCATAGCAGGAATTAAAATTCACTCTGAAATCAGTTACCATTCCCATTCCCAGAGGAGTTATACCTCCAGCCGTAAGAACAGCAACACCTCCTGCACTGTCAGGGTATGGTTGCCCGTGAGCATCACGGTAAATCAAAACCGAATCCATTCCGTAATTGTAGAATGAGCATTTGTAAAATCGCATATCCTGAGAAGCCAGGGTGGAAGCATCAATGTGAACCGCGTATCTGCCATTTGTTTTCTTTATAATCAAATTCCTTGCCCCTCCGGTATAAAGAAAGTCCCCACATGCGGCTTTCCCCATCTGTTCATCTGTGCAGTCATTTGGCAGCGTGCCCTCTATTGTTATTGGCGTGGCAGTGGCAGAACTTAAATACACATATCGTTTATCAACTGCAAAAATATTTTTAAACGTGGTAAATATTGTCTTTGCAAATTCAGCATAAGCATCTGCCAGTACATTATCGTAAATATCTATCCTGTATCGATTTGTTGCCAGCGGAGCCGTACAAGCATCAATAGCAGCCTGGATATTGGCATAGGTTTTCCCTGCCCCGACCGTGAACACTACCTCACAGGAATTATATACCCAATCATTATCTATGAAGTTTTTTTCCAGCACATAACGAGTGGTAACATCAGGAATTGATGGAGTTAAAACATACCGGCAATTTCCCCCGGTAAACATCTTCAGGTTATTTTCAACGGTAATATCTCCAATATCATTCCTGAATGTACGTGGTATTCCTGCGCTGGTAAACACCCTGTATTGTGTATCAATGGATTTCAAAACAGAGTCATTTGCCATTATAACACCGATATTTGTTTTGCCGGTTATTGTAATAGATAAATCATCGAAAAAGAAACAAGTAGCCCCAGAAGTAACGTATGCCCGTATTTCAGCTTTACCCCCTCCATTTGCATCAGTAAATTTACCCGTGTATTGAGTCCAGGTATTTACTGTTGGGGTTTTTAAGGCTTGGTAATTGGTTGATCCGTCACCATTCAAAACCTGTAATACAAGCCCTGCTGTAGTGGTTCTGTAAACCCAAATTGACCAGTTTACCTCTTCCCCGGGCCGCGTTCTGAAAAACTGAAACCTCATCCCTGAGTTATTCGCTGCGTTGGTAATATACTTGAACGAGTGAGATCCTGAGTGTACGGTATCTGCATCATTTGTAACCAAGCCAGTAGTCCACTGTACTAAAACGCTTCCCAGCTCTCCACCCGGATCAGTGACCAAGTTACTTGTCAAGGCTGCATGTCTGTTGTTACCGGACAGGTCTGTTAGTTGTGCGCCTGAAACCGTACTATCCGACCAGAATGCAAAGTTCGATTTAACTGAGTTCATTGTTTCAGTATTGCAATTGTTCGAACCTATTACATTTACCCCACTACCATTTGCCATTAACACATTTCCTCCCGATACTGTCCCCTGCATAATTACATTACCTCCGGAGGTGGGGCATGCTCCGCTCTGGATAACGTTCTGCCCAAGCACATTCAATGCCATCAGTGGCAGCAGCAATAGAATCAGCTTTTTCATGGTTTATTGGGTTCTTTGTAATACTATTTTTCCTACCAGGGTGCCTCCGGTTATTCCTCCCACCCGTACTTTTACCTGAAAGTTTTTAACAGATCCGTCGTCTGCATTAATCTGAAAACGATAGCTTTCGCTGGCGGCATCCATTACCAGGGAGTCGTTGGCAGCATAGTGATTGTAATATGCCCAGGCGGTGTTGGTGGTGCTGAATAATTTGATCGATCCGGTCAGCGATCCGGTTACCGAACTGCTATGGCATTCTACCCATCCGGAATACCGTCTGTCGGGCATGGTGAAGGTTTGTACCGTATCTCCGTGTGCCAGGTTGTAAGTAAACAGGGTAGCTTCATACCTTGCATCGGTATACGGTGGATCGATTACGGTTTGAGATTTGATGCCAGCCGCGAACAGTAGAGCGATGGCGAGGAATAATACTTTTGCTTTCATATACTATCTGTTTTTTTGGTGAAGTATTCAATTATTGAGTTCTCCAGCTGCTCATTCCATACCGGATCGAGCATGAGCGACACATCTACCCGGCTGTTGCAGTTGAGCGCCACCAGGGTAAAGGTGTTTTCGCCTGGCATGAATACCGGGCATTCGACCTGATCGGTCCAAGGGTATTCGTTTTCGGAGATACGCTCTGCCACCATCAGTTCGATGGTGAACTCCGGATCCTCTTCCACCACTTCGTGGTTAAGGCGAGCCAGTGCAGCTGCAAGGTTTTGCTTGCGTTCTGCAACCCATGTTTCCTCATTGAACAGGTTATCGGGGCTCTGCCTGAATTCTCTGCCCGGAATGATTTGTATTTTCATAATACCTTGGTTTTTTCGTTCAATACTCCTACCTCCACATTCAGTTCGTCGATCTGCTCTCCATGCTTATCCAGCCTCCTGTTCACCTGGCCATGGGTGCCCATGCACGATTTCTCCTGCGAGTCGATGATGGCTGTGAGCCGGGTTACCTGGTTGTTCAGGTTTTTGTTATTCTCCTGCAACTCCCGCACCTGCTCTGTGAGCCCTCCAATGAGTTTGCGGAGAAGGTAACCTGTTACTGCGCTGAATGCTGCGATTATGCTCATGGCTATGGAGATAATAAGCATTACGATGTCGAAGGTGGTGGGTGTTTGCATAGCTTATATTATTTGGAGCCAGTCGCCTGAGAACTCCCTGTTAGCAACATTGTATTCTAGGCGCATGGGCAGATAACACTTACTGGCATCGCTTGTATCTACCAATAGTTTTGATGCCGCAATATTGCCTTCAAAATCGCATGACAATCTGAAGTATGGAAGAGAGAGCTGATTGTACATATCAGCTCTAAGTACATTTTGTATCTTTGTATCCTGTATTCCTCCTTTATATCCCCACATAGATGTTTGGTAAAGTCCTGAAGCATCTGCTCTCAACCAATTACGGCAGTGAGAATCATTATAATCAGAGCCAGTATAGTCCAGGTCTCCCATAAATAATTCAACCACCTCATCACCACTTCTGTTAGCTGCATTAATTATTGATTGATAATCAATATAATCAGCAGGTTTGGGATAATATTCACTATTAATATGTTCAAGTTTGAATTCATCAACATACAGGGGACCATTACTGGTTTGTGGATAGATGTAAATCTTTATATATTCAGTCCCTGGAGGTGGTACAAAGTTGAGTACATAATCAGTATAATCATCTGATGGCACTACACTAGTAAATGTAATATCTGTTGGCGTAGTAGTCCATGCGATTGCTGATTGAAGATAATATCCTGCACCAGTCTGAACATACACCCTTATGCTGAAACTTATATTAAATGTTCCGGCATTTCTATAACGAAAAGTTAATTTACTATTGTAGCTTAAAAGATTGTGCATATCACCCTTCGCAGCAGATGTGTATAGGTAATCTCCTGCTGTTTGAGCCGGAAGGCTGCATATAAATCCTGTATCTGGAGAACTTATTTTTGTAGGAGCATTTGTAAGGTTCAGCGTCCATCCTGTTGGAGTATTGGCATCGGACCAATCTGTAAACCCGCCGTATTGCATGGCATTTTCTTTAAAAGAACTTAGGTGGCGCACGATAATACTTTTTGGAGACATAACCGCAGTAAGTACTCCCATACCACCCAATGGAACAACACGCGTAGCCTTACTGGCAGTTGCACTTGTAATACTACTTTTAAGTACAGTGGTCCCTTTAGAAGAATACGCACCGGCTGAAGTGAATTTTACATACGGCACAGTGGAATTAGTATATTCAGATATACGAACAATACTCCATTCGCCACCTGTCATAAAGAGTCTACTCCCTATTGTGCGCAAAATGGCTTTTAAAACATCCAGCTTCTTCCACGGTTCAGATGTTTCCGGATCATAAAATAATTCATTATTTATATAAGTCTGTTCTAATAAGGTAGTGCTGTCACTGTCGGTAAAAGTATCTTCAATCAGATTATTGTACACACGCAGATAAGATGCTTCGTTCACATCGTTGAGCATGCCTTGCATAATGGATAGCAGCGTGCTAAGCCCGTTAATCTTCAATCCTGCACCACTCAGATAATCAATATCTGCAAGGGAACTCAGCCCATCGGTGGCTAGTACATCTACCGTTGTGGGGTATGTATCGGTAAAAGATTCTGAATAATATCCTGGCAATACATATCCTTTAAAATTAACACTTCCACCTATATAGATAATTAGCCTGTATTGTTTTTCTGCAGAGGTGATGAGCTCCCTAAGCGATTCTCCGGAATTGGCAATGGAGAAACGGGCAACGCATGAGCTCTTAAATATCGGCGAGAACTTATCATCCGGGTCTTCGCACTCCCATCGTATGGTTACCGGATTATCAGGAACAGCATTTCGCGTATTTACAGATCCTGCATATCCATCGAGTTGCAAATCAACCTGAACCTGGCTTCCTCCAAGTTCATAAAAGGTATATCTATATTTTGTTGCGAATGCCATTACCTTGCATTTATTGCATTATATCCACGGGCAGAACTCATGTATATATCCTCCCCCTTCAGCTTTCCATACACCTCCACCTTAATAGGTTCGTTTATTCCGGTGCCCGATATGTATTTATACTGTTTCGCATTTGATCCACCACCTCCGGATCCTGAAGAAGATCCACTCAATCCTGTTGAAGCCAGGGAGCTTATAGCACCTCCAATGGCTACCAGGGCAATACCTGCTGCAATCAATGCTTCAGGATGTTTGTAGGCGTTCTTAAAAACTTTCATGGCAACACCATAACCTATCATCATGGAGCCCATTTTTTTCGAGAATTGGCCTACTGCTTCTAGCACTGGAAGAAAAAAACTCTTATTCATCTTCATTTCCCCGGAGAATACTTTGCCAAGATTATCAGCCACCATTACAATAAGATCGGATATAGCTGCGCTCAAGGCATCGTTAAGCGCATTAACCTGTTCCATCATTGAATCATTCAGATCGGTAAGATCATTTGTGGTTGTTCGCTTCGCTTCTAAAATTTTTCCTGTCCACCGGTCCAGCCACTTGCCGTCTTCTATTCCCTGCCCCATCATCCAGGGTTCCACCCCCTGCTGGGGATCTTGCTCCTGGTTATCAGAACCCATCCAGTTTCCAGATCCCTGACTATACCCACCGGTCATCCATCCTTCGAGCGCCACGGGGGCTTCCTTCTGAACGGCATCGTAGAAACTGGTAACTTTTGTCTTTAATTCATCAACAGCTCCACCGGCGTTCCATATCGGATTGATCAGTTTTTGCCAGCTTTCATTCCACACCGCGTTGGCTCCGGCAGCACCTTCGGCTCCATCTATTGCTTTCTTATAGATCTTATCAATCTCTTTTATATCAGTATCTCCCCAGAAAGCATGCAGCTTTTCGCCAAATGTAGTAGCATCACCACTTGCCAGGATGGTAAATATCTTAGTCCATCCACTTACCTGTTCCTGCACAAATTTGTTATTGGCAATGAATCCGCCAACAGCTTCCTTCAATTCATCCCATGCCTTGGCCATGTTTTTAATGGCACCAGCCGGAGAGTTGGCTGCGCCTTCGGCATATCCCTTGTAAGTGTCGAGAACATACTTTACAGCTCCCCCATTGGCCAGCTGTTCCTTGGTAAGATTTTTGAGCTCAGGGATCATCTTACCCAGCTCGCGCACCTGTCCACCGTATGTACCGGTGAGCATCTGCACTACTGAGTTGAAGTCTTTGCCCGATACCGTGGAGTACTGAACGGAGGCATCGATGATATCATTGATCTGCTGCTCGGTTTTTCCGAGAGATGCCAGGAATGCTTGCTGAGCAATTATCTGATCATCATCGAACAGGGTTGTTGCTGCTATTCTTTTAGCCTGACTCAGAAGGCGTTTTTGCACATCCTCTCTGCCACGCATGGCATTGGTGAGCATCTGCTCTCCCTTGCTGGCTTCCATATAGGCGGTAAGGCTTTGCTTTGCAAAGTTGGTAACCGCTGCGACGGAGAAGGCAGTGAGCAGCATATTCTTCATCTCGCTCACCACCTTGGTAAACTCCGAATTTTTCTTCTTCGCCTGGTCCATCTTTGCCATGTAATCGTTTACATTGGCTGTAAGAAGGGCCGTTAGGTTCCATATGGTTTTGCCTTCGCTCATCCTTGATCTTTTATTTCAGGGGCATCGGTGGCGACAGGGCATTCCCTATCGGTATTGGCTGAATCAAATGATGGAAATCTGTTAAACATCTCTTCCAATTGTTCCGGAGTAATTACCTCCTGTTTTCTATCCTTGTCCCAGCTGAAGCGTATAAGCTTCTCCGGGGTTTTTACCATATTCTTTTTATCCAGATGCACGTTAAGCAGGTAGAAGGTTTGGAAGCGTGTGGCTTCCCACATCTCTCTAATCAGCTGCTCATGCCTTCGGTTTCTCCCTTCGCGCATCAGGAGCAGCTCGCGCAATTCGAGGCTCCATAATTCATCGGGAAGCAAGGCACATTCGCCGAGGCCGATGATTTCAATATCTTCCCATAAAGTATGGGCAGCTCGCGAGCTGCCCGTATCGTCCTCTATGCCCCGGACTTCATCCCGGGGATCTGAGGGTCCGATAATTTCGGGCGAGGCAATGATTCAATGAACGTATTCATTACGGCACCTACATCCAGGATGCCATCGGAGATCATATCCAGCACTTCATCTTCGGTAAGGGCGCATTCCTTCTTTTCCCGGCGGGCAGCATTATGTGCACCACACACTACCAGCAGAGCAATATCGCTGAAGAATTGCAGCGATGCCGTACTGGTGCTGTCGGGCTTGGTGAAGGCTTCCATCACCTGGAAGAATTCTATGCCCCGCTTCTGTGCAAACATGCGGAGAGCTCCAAGGCCGAAGTCGAGAGAAAGAGATTCTTTGGTAGATAATTCGATTGTGCGTATCATGCGTATGAAGTATAATTCCGAACTGTAAGGCCATGCCATGGCATGGCCCTACATGTTCGGTAATGGTTAGGTGTTTGTTGTCTCTGTTACTGCTCCGGTACTCTCGATGGTTATGGAGATGGTGCCGCTTTCCTGATCGGGGAAGTCTGCTTCAAGCAAGGTGATAATTCCACTGAAGGAATAGTACTTGTTGCCTGCATTTGAGCTGTCCCATTTTACGGCTACCGCTGTGCGGGCAATCATAAGCCCAAACAGGTAAGAATAGCTGTAGGTGGTATCGAATCGGAAGAAGAATGAGCCGGATGCAGTTGCCGAGAGTCGCCCCTCCAGCTTAGCCTGCCAGGCTCCATCATCCTTGTTCGATGCTTCGCGGGGAGAATGCGATATGCTCAGGCTCCCCCCGGTTGCCACGGCAATCTTCTGGGATGCTACATAGAGCGCCATAAGACCGCCATTAATTACGCCAACTGTTGCTGCCATGGTATATTATCTTAATTGGTTGCTTCGGTAACTGCTCCGGTGGCCTCAACAGTGTAGCTGTAGGTGCTCGATTCCTGATCGGGAAAATCGCACTCCAGGCTGGTGAGGTACCCGGTGAATGAGTAGTACAAATCGCCCACAACTGCATTGCCTACCTTGATGGTAAGGGCAGTGCGTGCAGCGATGAGTCCCCACAGGTAGGAATAGTTGTAATTGGTATCGAACTTAAACAGCCCGCTACCACCGCATTGTGCCGATGTTCTTCCGGTACCCTTTGCGGTCCACTGCCCGTCGTCCTTATTGGAGGTATCGCGGGGGGCATGCGAAAGGCTGAAGTTGCAGCCTGTTGCCACGGCAATTTTATTGGCACCATTATAGATCCCAATTATTCCGCCGTTAATTACTCCTGTGGTCTGTGCCATGGTATTGAGATTTTAATTATTTTCTTTATCGTTGCGACAGGGCATGCCCTGTCGTTACTTTATTAAGCCCTGTATCTCACGTAATAATTCTGTGTGATGTAAAAAGCCTGCGCCTCTTCGCTCCAAAAATCCTGCTCATCGATGTAATCTATAAAGTCCACGGTTACGGTATTTATTACTCCCGTCTGGCCATTCAATGCAGTGCGGCAGCTGTCGGCCAGGGTGCGGCATCCTTCCTTGGATTCGGTTACTATCTGCACCAGATATCTCCCGGTGCGGATACTGCTGTCGCCATCCTTGCTGTGTACTGCTGTTATGCTGCTTTTGTAATGATTCACATAAGGTAAATTCACTTCCTGAGGAACAGCACCCGGGTAGGTATCTGCTTCCACCGTTTTTAATAAGTGATATATGGCTTTGTGGATCATACAATTTTTTTAATCTTGTTATTATAGCGCTTCACATAATTATCCAGTGCCTTTGCCAGGCTGGATGATAAGCGATTGCGCACTTCATCTTTCGTTTGCTCAATGGCCGGAACCATGAACGGGCGCGGGGCAATATCGGCACGGTACCTACGGCGTAATGGTTGGCGACGCTTGCGATCTTTTCCACCACCGGTTTTAAATTTCCCTATGCCCTTCACTCCAAACTCAATGAAGTGAGCGTACCATCCGTCCTGGTTCTTTGGACCCCCGTAACGCGGACCTACCACCACGGCAGGCACATCAATACGTGTGGGAGCGGTACGTGCCTTAATGCTTCTGGAAAGGGTGCCGCTTTTCTTTGGCACATTTGCCTTAGCTCTGGAAGCCATGGGTTTCGCAGCATCGATGAGCGCTGAGTTGATTACCTTACGACTCAGGGCTTGCGGCATATTTTTGAGTACATGCTCAAATTCCTGCAATCCCTGAAACTCGATGGAAATATCAGCTTTTCCCATTGTCTGTTTTGAAGGTATAAAGAGCAGTCATGCTGCCCCGGCCAATTTCTTCAATGAACGTTATGTTGTAATACTCCGAGTTATAGAGTATCCGCATACTTTCTTTTACTGTATCGTCGAAGCGGATTATCCACTTCACTTCGCGCACTGCCTCTTCCTGTCCTACGCTGTTGCGTTCGCTCCCTCGCAGTGGTATTTTTTCTGCCCATACCGTGGCGTGCGTTACCCAGCTTTCTGTGTGTTCGCCACCGGCGCTTTTACTGGTGCCGGTATCTTTCTGTATGGTGATGCTCCAGTTAAGATTATACCCGGCCATACTCAGATCCCCCTTACATTATCGCTCACCAGGGCTTTGTATCCCATGGGAAGTTCGGTTACAATGGTGCCGGTAACTACCTGGCTGGGGTTCTGGAACCATGAATAGATGAGCAGCAACATGGCCTGCTTGTATTTTGCAGGAATGAGCGCTGCAGATGTCCAACCGGTTACGTACAAAATTTCCACCGCATTCTTTTTATCGTAAGTGGTGGGCCAGCTGGATCCGGATACTGGTATCAGTCTGCCAGGGTTACTTACTGCATCTAACTGGTAGGTAGCCGAGCTCAGTGTTTGCAGGGTATTGGCTGCATCGTAATACTTTACAGATGTTACCGATTGCACCGGGCCTTGTGTGAGTTCGATGAGATCTTCAGGAAACTCATCGAGGTACATGGTGAGCGTTTGGCTCATAAGCGATAAACCGGTATCGTACTCCACCTGCTCGCGTGCGGCCTGGATAATCTGCGTAATAAGCGCATCTTGAGCCGACGAGGTTACCCTGCAGTGCAGCTTAGCGGTGGTAAGATCCACCGGTTCTGTTGCCGGAGCTGTGGTAAGTTTTATGCGGTAATCGCGGAAGGCCATGGGATATTGATTATTCAATAATTCCTTCTTCAATCAAATAATTCTCGATTTTCTCGGCTGTTTTTTTACCGATTCCTTCGAGTGCGGAAAAATCTTCGATGCTCTTGAGATCCTCCTTTGTTTTGATGCCTGCCTTAAAGAGCAGATCGCGGGCGGGTAGATCCTCCGGAAGAGTATTCACCTCGTCCTCATCTACATCCGGAAGTGCGGCCACACCAAGGGCAATAAGCTCTTTGGCCTGCAGTTCCTCCAGCTCCACCGTATCGCCTGCGAAGTATGCAAGGCCAACACCAGGACCCGGTTTTGTAAGTACAACTTTCATTTTTGCCATTGCGTTGCCTCCTGTTTTTGGGTTTTAAATATGCCCGGCCGACGTGCGGCCGGGCATTCATTTACGTTAAACAGGGAGTGCCTATGTTGCTATGGCATCGAGCATGGCTGCGTAGCTCTGAGCATGGCGTACAACCATATCCCAGTAGCTGTTTACCACCAGAACAATCTGTGCAGTTTTGGCTGCGGTAAGATCATCCACAGTGATATCGAGTGCACCACCCCAGCTTCCGATTACCAGATCCTCGAAGTTGCCGAAGATGATAGCGGAGCAGGCAGTGTTCGATCCTTTGGTAAGGTTGCTCGGAACATTGGTAGTACAGAGTCCACGGTAGCCGTTAAGAGGATAAACAGGATCGCGGTCCCATACGAAGTTACCCACCACACCGGAAGAGTTCTTCTCGGTTTGTTTCAGTTTGGCACGTACTTTCGGATTCAGCAGGTATCCCAGCATGCCGAGGTCGGCATTGTCAATGGCCACTTCTTTTTCAAGATCTACGATATCTGCCCAGTCGGGAGCTGCGCCGCTGGCGCCTCCAACTACTGAACCAATGCCTGCCACATTCAGAATTCCTTTCATTTCGCCGCTGGAGCCTACGCCGTAGATTATCTGAGCTTCCAACTTGGCAAGGGTGGCCCGGAGAAGATCCCTCTTAATACCGGCATCCACACCCACACTCTGCTGAATGAGCAGCTGCTTGCTGAATTCGGTATAAGCAGTGATACGTTTGGGGCTCAGGGTATTTCCTGCAACGGTTGCGGAAGATTCGTCTGCGGCTGCATTCTCGGTGGCAGCCATTCCAACGGTGGAGGCTACGGTGATACCAGGTACCGGTACATTGCCCACCAGATCATTCCATACAGGAACGTTATATCCATCGGGACCGAATACCGAACGAGCCAGGAGGCTGTCGAAGAATCCACGGGGATCGCTGGCAACGGCAGGAGAAGAACCTGCAACGATGTCGCGTTTTTCATAATCGAAACTTACCATGGAAGGAACTCCGATACCGGTTATGGCCATTCCATGATCACGTGCTTCGCGGATAGCTTCGTCGTGCATTTCTTTTTCCAAACCTTCGAGGTTACCACTCAGGTATTCCCGTACTGCCTTAACAAGGCTGTAGGAATTGGCCTCGCGGGTTTCCTGTTTTTTGGTTTGTTTATTGATGTGACCGGCAGCCATGATCGCGCGGCGGTCTTCCACCTTCTGCACCAGGGCAATCTCATCGTCGAGCTTGCGCATGTTTTCCATGTACTGTGCCCTGTCTCTTACTTCTTCTTCGTTGAGTTCGCGTGTTTCGCCTTCTGCTTTCTGCAGCAGAGCTTCGAGGGAAGCCCATTGAGAAGCACGTAATTCGCGCAGCTTATCGCTGTTAAGTCCGGCAAAGGCCAGAGGAGCAACCACGCTCAGCATCACCGGAAAGGACGATGCGTCGGTGGACAATAAGGTGCCTGCCACCAGCAGCCCAACCAGGCCGAGCAGGATCATTCCGATAAAGTGTTGTTTCTTCATTGTGTTGTTTTTATTGGTTCGTTTATTTTTTATAATGTTCCAATCGCAGGCGGTCGAAGTACTGCGCCGAAAACGTGCGCTCTGCCACCGGGTGGAGTGTTTTTTTAAATTCATCGAGACTGCGGGTATCCACTTCGGTAGCCCAATAGGCAGGGTTATTTACCGGAGATACATCGTATAGTTTGCGGAATTTCTTAATGCTGCGGATGAAGCCCTGTTCTTTGTCTTCCACCCAGGTATCATCGGCTACCGTAAAGGCAAAGGATGAATGGCGGATATCCCGGCGGGCAATGGCCTCAGCAAGGTATTCTCCCACGCTGTGATTAGGTTTCTCGAATTCATAGGCCAATCCGCTATCGGTAACAGAGAGCGAAAGTGTTCCTTCGCCTTCGAACAAGCGGGCAAGGATCTGATCGCCGTTATGGTTGAACAGGCACTGCACATCGCTCATGTCGCAACCATCGAAGGCTCCTGGAAGAATCTGTTCGCGGAAGCCACCCAGATCGCGCGACAGGGTATTGAAAACGGCGGCCATGCCTGCAATCATGGTTTTGCCATCTACAGATCGCAGCTCCATGCCGGAGGTATAGATACGCCGCTCAAGTTTATTTGCTATTGCCATTGGGATCGGGGTTTTTAAGTTCCATTTTTTCGCGCTGTAAATCGGTTACCAGGTTGGCAGGGGTGAGGTAGGCATCTCCACCATCGCGCGGATTTGTATCTTCCAGGTTGCGTACTTCGTTGGGTGAAAGCACCCCGTGCTGTATCATATCCTTGTACCAAGTTGAACGCCCGGCCATGTCGCCGCGCATGAGTGCATTCACATTGAACTTGGTGTACCTGCGGCCCCGGTCGGCATCGCTGAAGAGTTTATCATCCAGTTCAGTTTCCCAGCGGGCGAGGCGTGGCATCATGGTATCGGTAACAAACTCGATGCCCTGGTGCTCGATGTTGTTGTTCGTTGAACGATCGAGGCTCTGCAGCTTGTGCGGAGGTATGCGGAAGAACCGTGCAATCTCTTCCACCGAGAACTTGCGCTGCTCGATGAACTGGGCATCGGCCGGATCCATACCAATTTCGGTAAGTTCCATGCCTCCTTCCAGTAGTGCCGGTGATTGGTTATTATCGAGTCCGGAGTATTTGTTTTCCCAGTCTTTTTTGAGACGGTTGTAAACGATATCGTTCATCACCCCTGGTACCTTTATGGCGGTACGCTTCGAAGCACCTGAGCGGAATACCTTATTCGCGTAATCCTGCATGGCAATGGCACCGCCAATGGTATCGCGGGCCACGGTGAGAACACTTTTACCTTTGAGGCCGTCGAAGCCGGGACCTTTGATGTGGATGATATCGCGGCTGGGGAATGGCAGGTTATACCCTTCCACCTTGTACCACAGCTCATAATCGTACATGAACGGGGTTACCAGTGTGGGATGGCTGATGGCCTGCAGCTCTGCAGGCTTACCATCCACTCCCCGGCGGATAATTGAATACCCGTTACCCCACAGCTCCACATGTGCCTGCAGCATTTCGCGCCATGCGAAGGATGTAAGCCAGGCATTGGGCTTATTGTGGATCATGAAGTGTATATTGCTTTCGGAAGCAATACGGCGATTCCCGGCTGAATCCTTTTCGAATTCGCTGAGCGGCAGCATGGCCACCGATTCTGCAGTAATACGAACAGCAGCGAATACAGCGCTGAACGTGTTCGCGTTTTTTTCCGTTACATGGATTCCTGAATTTGAGGTGATACCCTTAAGTTGATCGATGAGATCCTGGTTGATCTTAAGCGAGCGCTCTTCCTGACCACCGGAAGTTATTCTCCGATCGTAGACTGTAATGCCCAGAATCTTTCGTGTCTCTCTCATTCGGCATAATTTGCAGGTACAAAGTTTTTAAATCTGCAAACAGCAAGCCGTTGCGATTGACAACTTTCTTAAGAGAGAGCGTAATTAAGTTGCGATTGACAACTTTTTAAATGCTGAAACGTGCGGAAAAAAAGAAAGCCGCAAAAATATGCGGCTGGGGGTATTGCAAAAAACAAATATATTTTTAGATGTTGATTAGAATGCTGAATGAATTGGAGTTAAATAACATTTTTACGCTTTAATGCTTCAGCTATCGATTCATATTCTACCTCACAGCAATTCCATTTTTGACATTTAGGGCAGATAGTGTTGCTATAAAAATCATCAATCGAATCTGCCTCAAGCTCTTCGTGATCAAACTCTTCTTTACACCGGGAGCACTTAACTAATGTATCTTCATACTCATACAGATAATCCGGTTCAGGATGAATTAACTGAACATGTTGATGATCTTGCGAAATTGTTAAATTAACTCCCGCATTAATACAAGCTTCCACTATTTCAGGATCGTTTATATATCCTTCATATTCTACATTCCATAGTGGATTACAATTAAAAACCTTAGTTGAAATTATCGTGTTATTCTCATTCATAAACTCCGGAAGTTCCCCTTTATGGGTAAAGGTTATCGTTTTGCCGCATGGAATGTAATAATCTGTTTCGCCAGCATGGGGATTTGGCCTCATAGAACTCAGATCAATACAAACTAAATACTTTTTCATGGTGGTATATTTATGTAAATTTAATCAAAACCCAATCAGGCACATCTGTTCCATACACTTTTTTGCGCTGTTCTTTCTGTCAAGTAAACATAAACCTCTCACTATCCTGCACAATTGTAGTAGTAAATGGAAACCCAGCCTCCGGCACCTGGAGAATGCTCTCTATAAGTCCCCTGGAGGAAGTAAAAATCACATGCTTCTGGCCGTTAATGGAGATCTGCAGGTGCAGGCACTTGCCTGATCCACGTTCCTTAAACACCTTCGAATCCTCCACCTTGAAGTGATGCACCACAATTTCACGGTTTAGGACCTTTGACATCTTGATCTTATCGCCTTCAAATCCCTTTGTACTGGACTTGATGTTAAACTGACTGAAACTATTCATTCAGAAGCTTTTTTAATAAGTTTTTACTATTGCAATGTGAGGCCCAGCCGTTATATGAGGCAATGGATTGAAGATTGCTATTCTTCGCGATCATCCGGGCAAAATTTTGCTTAATTGATTTTCTGAGCCGTATATGGGAATGCCTGAAAACGTACCCAACGAAGTCGATTCCCCTGGCATCAACCGGGAATACCTGGTAGTTATCCTTTACGGATAAATTAAGATTCTCGGCCAGATATGTACGGATCTCAAACAGGAGCTCGTGCAGGTACTGTTTATCACTGGAAAGGATCACCATGTCATCGGCATACCTGAAGTAGTACTTCACTCCAATTTGTTCCTTTAGCCAATGGTCAAAATACGAGAGGTAAAAATTAGCCAGGTACTGGCTCAGGTAGTTTCCTATCGGAAGCCCATCGGTACTATCAATTATCTCATCGAGCAGCCAAAGCAGATCCAGGTCCTTAAACTTTCTTCTTAGCAGCTGCTTCAGAATGCCATGATCCACGGATGGGTAGAACTTCTTTATATCGAGTTTCAGGCAGTACTGGGTGCCTGAAATATCTTTCAGTGCTGTCTTTACTGCATTTGCTGCAGCATGTATTCCCCTGCGTTTGATGCAGCTGTAGGTATCTGAAGTAAATGTTGCCACAAATATTGGCTCAAGGATGGTCATTACTGCATGGTGAGTGATCCGGTCGGGAAAGTATGGGAGCCTGAAAATAAGCCGTTCCTTCGGCTCATATATCGTAAACGTGGTATATTCTGAGGTTCTATAAGTCTTCTTCTTCAGAAGCTCATGGAGTAGCTGAATGTTTGCATCCTTGTTTTGATCATGCAATAGGACTCCCGGCTGTTTCAGTTTGCCTTTGCGGGCAATTGAATCAGCCAGTTGTAGATTTTCTATGTTGTAGATCCGGTGGTACAAGTTGTTTATTCGTTTCATGCCTTTGCTTTTATAGGATCGCCTTCCCTGTGGTACCAACGCTCCCGAAAAAATGTTTGTTTTTTGCCATGTGGGCAGGGTTTACGCTATCAATTAGCTTAGGTGAGAGCTGACATTCGTATTCGTGTTCGTATAGTTGTAATTCGAATTCGAAAAACTGAACCTGGAAGACAGAACTGGCAGCATTCTAGCGTACAACCTAATTTTTTATTCAGAATAGATTAGCCATTCCTTGTATTCTGCCTCGAATTGAGAGGCTATATACAGAGCCTTCTCTGAGGTATCAGTGCAAAGGCGAGAGCCGACAGTCGCAGCCGTGTGCGGATAGCGGTAAGCCGAATACGAAAAACCGAACCCGGAAGACAGAACCCCAAACCATGGGTAGTACTTATACTGGGAGTAATTGTTCCAATCGGGTTTCCAGCCATCGTTTATGGCCTTAAAGATTACCATCAGTTTGAATCCGGCCACCAACGCTTTACGAAACTCTTCCGGAATACTGGATACCTCAGGCAGTGCTGAAGGATCGATACCTAATTTTTTGCAGGCATCTTCGAACGACTTGATTGTTTTGTAGTCGAATGCCGTTTTTGATTTTGCAGTTTTCTTTGCCATGTGATTATTTGGTTAAGGTTAGTAAATCCTTGTACAGTTGTTCAAATTGTTTCCCGGCATAATTTGCCTTCTCTTCTGATTCAAAGCAAAGGCGAGAGCCGACAGACGTAGACGTGCGCGTATAGTGGTAATACGAACTCGAAAAACCGAACCCGGAAGACAGCTTAAACCAGGGGTACCACTTAGGCTGATCCGTGTCGGTCCAATTTGGAGTCCATCCCTGATTGATTGCCTGGGCAATTACCTTCAGTTTTTTGTAGGCAATTTCATCAACCGTGTCTAAATCACGGATAATGTCCTCCGGTTTTACCTGCATGGCCTCACAGGCATCCTCAAAGGATTTAATATCCTTAAAGGAAATGGGTTTGAATGCATTCTCTCCGAATTGATCAATAAGATCCTGCTTGAACCAATCCGGGGATTCGTTAAACAGCTTTTTCATTTTATCTCTCCGTAAAGAGATTCCGATTGTGTCTTTACTCATACGTTCTATTTTAAGTTACCATTTAAATATCTCCCTAAACTGTTCCAGCTCCACATTCACCGGAAGCTGTCCCAGGTAGTCAACTGCCATATTTCCTTTCTTTACAAACGATTCAAGCACATGCGGCTCCCCGATGCGATCGCCATTAAACTGCTTTTCCACGTGGGTGAATGGCAGGATGTGCTCGGCTAAACGAGGGAAGGAATAGTTCGATAATACCGCCTGCTGGTAGATCCTCCGGTATGCTTCAAAGGAATCCTTACAGATAACCTGAATGGCAGTTTCGGGGAAGTCGTAATACTGGCAGTACATGGCAGTCCACCCGGATGAGAGGCTTGCAAGGTATTCGAGCATGCGCGGGCTGAGCACGAAGAAGTCGCTCTCGATGTGGATGAGCTTGTCGAAGCCATGTTCCTCGGCAATACGAACCATACTGGAAAAGCTTCGCCACCAGCCCGGGTAATCTTTAATTGATTGGCGCCCCAGGTGATTGGTCCATGTTAATAATAAGTCAGGATTAACAAGATCTGTACAAGGACTGCCATCATCCAGCATCACGATCTTGTCTGCTTTCAGCTGCGAGAGCAAAGGGCGATAATACTTCAGCCATCGCTGGTAACGATGGGCGGTTTCAGGGGTGATGTAGGAGGTGCAGAAGAGGGCGGTTTTCATATCTCAGGATATTCTTTAGAAATAACTGAAATAGATGTGATAAATAGATCCACCAATGCTAGAATAAATAATATAGTCATGGTCCAGAAGTACCAGTAGTGTCTGGTTCCCCAATCCCATGCGGGATCAATGCCGTACGGAGTCGGGTCAGTCGTAGGTATATCTCCAAAATACCCGCGGAGTTGTTCGGGAAGAAAACTCATCAGGCTTCCGATGATTCCTAAAATCAGTATCCTGATTGCAATAGTGTAAAATACTTTCCTTTTCATATTATTTAAGTTCAGGGTAATACCTCAAAATATTATCTTTATAATAAACCTTCTCATGCTTCACGGATAGCGCCCATTCCTTCTGCGGCACCAGCGGCTTGCTGCCTCCGGTCATTGCGCCAACCACTACAAATTCCATCCCGGAGAAGTTTACCTGGTCGAAGCGGCTCATAAGCGGTTCCACGGATACCCATTTGCGGCCACGGAATTCACGTAGGTCTTTAATCCTTTTGCCAAGGCTGGCTTTTTCTATGGAAGTTCCACAGATGCAGTTATCCGGGATCGCAATATCACACATCTGATCCACCAGGTTGAAGCATCCAGGATTCTTTGAGAGAAACAGAAAGGTATGGTTGGGATGGTCGTGAGCCACATCCATAATGTCATAAATCCATTCAGACTCAACCTCATTACTGAAAATATCACACATACTCCCGACAAAGATCACCGGCTTATCAGGGCTTATAATCTGTGCAATTCGGTTCCGCTTCTTCGGCATTCCGGGGAACTTCTCTTTCAGTCTCTCCGGGTGAAATTCAGGCACGCTGAAATTCTTCTGCAGCTTATACCGGTCTGAAAACTTCCGGGCATAGCAGAACGGGCAGCCAAAAGAACAGCCGGTGATGGGGTTCCAGGTGAAGTCACAGAATTCAATGGTGGATCGGTTCATATCCTCATTTCCTCCACTTTAAGTATCAACATTTCGAAAACGCTTGGCACATAAATTACTAACCCTTTCTCCCCTCTAAAATCATCCTGTTGTTGCAATTCCAAAGGGGCAATTCTCCTATTGCGCGCATTAATTACATCCAGGCCAGAACTCAATTCTTTAATAAATTGCTGACAATCATTAAACAAAACATGATTCAGTGTCCTCGCCAATTGTTTAGCTTCAAAGGCTGACCTATTTTTTTCCTTCCAATAATCAGCGCGAATGTGAGAGAAGAATATTTGTTTATTCATATCAAAAGAGTGTTAATTGATCAGCGTGTTTCCATAAAACTTTATCTGCTAGGTGGCTCATTGCTTCGTCAAAAGAATTTTCAAGGTGATATTGACATATCAATTTCGGATGCGTTGCCCAGTAGTCTCCCCGGTGCTCACCAGAGTATTGCCAGAATATTAAAAATCCATTTGCACGCAATATGGCCGCAGCTGCCTTCTCTTTGTTATTCATTGCCCTGAGTGCCATTATTCAATCATTCTACTTATCAATTCCCTCACTGCCCAGCGCTCGCCTAAATTCGGCATCCATTCATTTTTCTCGAAGGAGGCGAAGATCATAAACTGGCTGGGGTGCTGTATTCTGTAAATGGCAATCCGATCGGGCATGGCCGATGATTTACGCTCCAGTTCCGTGAATTGCCCCTGCACGCGGAACTCCATAAACGGCTCGCCATACAATGCTACCAGGTGCTCACGGGTATAGGTGATCATTTGCCTATGTGTTTCAGTACATAATCTTTCATTCCTTCCACCAGCTGGCGGCGTATGCTCACGGTTGCCAACCGGCTCAGGCAGGGTGCCACGTTAAGCGAGGTGGTACCAAAGGCACATACATCGGGAGTGAGGGCCGGACCATGTTTAAAACAGGGCTGGTACTGGCACGAGCTTTTGATATCGAAAGCCATAATGTGCTTGTAATACTTCACCCGGCTTTCAGTGGTGAAGGAACTATAAATACCGATGGCTGGCTTTTCAACTCCCTCGCGGAAATGGATGGCAGCCGTATCTACCGATATCACCAGCGTAGCATCGTACAGATCGAGCAGGTACTCGCCTACGGAGCGGGATGGAATGATGTGCAGGCGCTCATCATCATCCTTCACTATCTGCGCAATGTCTTCGGATGATAATCCTTTGTAATGGGTGTACAGGTTTACATCTGCATCCTTCCCCAGTATCTCATTAATCGCATTGTACAAGGTGGAAAATGCCATGGTGCGATTCGGGGAGGATGCCTTGTGGCAGATCATGATCGATGGCTTTGCCGGATCGATAATGGAGGGGGCGGAGCTTACCCGGGCGGGAGTCATGGCCGGACGGTACCAGGTGGGATCCACTTCACGGCCCAGCTTTTCAAACCATACCTCGTACCAGTTGCGTGGAGATCCATCTTCCACCTCGGTGGTGGTATGTGCCCGGCGGATGGTTTGCAGAAACTTTTTGAGGGGCAGAAGTGTTTTCCTGAAAATTGGCTGCCTGGCATCGCATACTTCAATCTGTTTATGCTGAAGCCATGGGAGCGCCCCGGCATTGGCCGGAGTGGTAATGTACTTTACCGGAAGGCCGATGTGAGCGATGGGACTGCTCATGGCGAACAGATCTCCCAGGGCACCATCGCGCATGAAGATGAGCCAGCTGGCTTTGTCTCCTGAATGGTACTGGGGGATATCCAGGTAGTCGGCTTCCTCGATCATGCCTATAAGCATCTTTTTACGGAATGCTTCTTTGATGGCATTCATGGTATTCTCATGGGTGACATATATATCCCCCTGCTTGTAATGGTGAATGGATTGTGTAAACCGGAAAATCTTTACATCACTCATGATCAGAAGTATTGTAGTTCGTAAGGCTTGCCGTTTTCATCCTCGATAGTTACCGCATAGTCGTTGGCTCCAATGCCGGAATCGATGGAGGCTCGTGCAGGCTTGCGCTTTTTGCGTTCTGCTGGGATAGCAGGCTGCACATCCCCGAAAAGTCCGATTATTCCAATAGGCTGCTTCGGAATAGTTGATCCGATACAAGCAACCTCAACAGCTCGCTCAACAACTTCAATTATTAATTTTCTTTCATCTTTCGTGCGGCTACTCTTTTTAGTACGCATATGAGCGGCTTTCTTTTCAAACCGTCGCTTCACCACCGGGGCAATAACTGCGCTGGTACTGGTACCATTGCGCAAGCACTGGCATAGCTGCAGGAAAAATTTAGCAAAAGGCTCATCCAGATCGAGCATCCGGTGGCAGGTGGAGATGAGCATCCAGAGATCGGACCGCTCACCCATCAGGAACTTAATATCCACATTCCGGAGCAGCGTGAGATCCTTCAGGATGGATGCTGCCACCATGCGTGCCTGGAATACCACTGGATCTTCGCAAGGGGTGAGCAACCTGGTAAGGCTCATGCGGTAACTCGCTGCCACTGCGCTTATGTACTTGCGCCCGGTATACGTATCGTTGGCAATGATCTCCGGCTGGCGAAAGCGGTGTATTTCATTTGCTGTTCTCATATCTGCTTTTTGCTGATTTAAAACTTTCGTAAGATGAATAAAGCCTGATCCTTCCTTTTTTTTCGTATTCCCGTTCTGCTTCTTCGTATGCCATGCGATTTGTTTTGTTGCAAGAATTTCCAAGCGCCCTCCAATACAGGGGCAGAAACTCTTTCATGTTTTCGTCTCTATTTTTCATAGGCTGCGAAGTCCCCGGGTTGCGTATATAGCGTTGATATCTGTTTCGTCTTTGGCGCGCATAGTCATCCACTCGCCTATGGCCATCACAGCAGCCACCATACCATCCACCTTGCGCTTAACATCCGACTTATCGATCTTGATGTTTCCAGCCGGATCGCGTTTAATCTCCACGTTTGAGTTCATCCAGCGGAGGACCGGGTTGCCAAAGTGGTTGATCTGTTTACCAAGGATCATCTTTTCAAGTTCCTTGGTGGGAGCATCCATCGAAATGAATCCCTGCCGGAACTGGTTAAGTTGAATCTCATGTTCCTGCAGTTCCTGCGCCACACCATGGTGCGCACGTGCCGGGTCTATGGCTATGCTCTTAATCTTGTAATTTGAATTGATATCCAGAATATCGTGTACCAGAAATTTGGGATCTGTAACATTGCCGGGAGTGGTGCGCAGGAAATTCTGATCCTTCCAAATATCATAATCCACCCGGTCCTTGTTTTCGGTAACCTTATCTTCCGGAACCCAAAAGAACATGAGCAGGTTATGTGGCGGCTCCACTTCCGGGAAAAATAATGCGAGCGCATTGATGTCAATGTGCGAAGCTAAGTCCAGCCCTCCGTAACATTCCTTACCCACCAGGGTGGAAGGATCGAACGGGAAAGAACACTTCATCCAATCTTCATCGCGTATCCATTGCTGTGATGCATTGGTCCAGATGTTCAGGTTCTTTGTCATGAAGTTCACCACCTCCCGCTCGTTGTTTTTGGCAGAAAGAAACTCGGCTTGCATTTTAGAGATGTTCACGGAGATACCCATGTTCGGGTTGGACTTGATCCATACAGATGAATCCTGCCAGTTATCGCCTTCATCCAGGGTGAAGATCAGAACGAACTTATTGTTCTGCTGCTTAATGCCATTGAGTATATCGATGCAGGTCTTCCGTTCATAATAGCATGGAGATTCTTTCCGGAATCCTGCGGTGGTGATCATGAAGATGAGCGGGTTCTTTCTTGATACAGTACCCGATTTGATGTTGTTAATAAGCTCATCCGTACGGTGGGCATGATACTCATCGATGATGGCACAATGAGGATTCAGCCCGTCCTGCTTTTCTGAATCGGAAGCAAGGGCTTCAAACTTGCTGGCCGTTTCTTCCCGGTGCAGATTGTACCGGTACACGGATATTTTTTTCAGGAGCTCAGGGGACATCTTCACGATCTGCCTGGCAGTATCGAATACGATAGATGCCTGCTTGTGATTGGTTGCGGCAGAATAAACTTCAGCACCAGCCTCACCATCTGCGATCATCATATACAGAGCGATGCCAGCTGCCCAGGTACTCTTTCCATTCTTCTTACCAACCTCACAGTATGCGTAATTAAACCGGCGGGTGCCATCGGCATTATACCATCCGAACAAGCTCCAGATTACAAAAGCTTGCCAACCGGAAAGTTCAAAGCGCTCACCTGCATGCTCACCTTTGAAATGCCGGAGGAAGCGAAAGAAGTCAATGGCACGCTGGCCCTTCTCCCGGCTGAAGTATATTCCATGGTCGCGGTAGTTTTTCAGATCATCCAGGTGGCGATCCACAGCCATACGGGCAAGCTTACCTGTTACGATCCGGCCGGCAACCACATCATTTACCCACTGCTCCGCTATGTTCAGCTGTTTCTTCATCCTAGGAAATTATCGAATTCATCTTTACTATCATTCGTTCGCCTAATCTTTCCCTCAGTTGCCGGGGTAATTCCGAACTGGCTGGCCAGCATCACAGCCTTTTCCAGAGAATCCTTTGATATTTTGTGAAGTGCTTTCGGTATAGTGTAGTTTCCAGATGCATTTCCCATATTATGAATCCGCTCATCTACCATTTGCGCTTCGGCTTCAAAGTGTGTTCCAAGCTGCTGAGCATATGCCACAAACAGATTGAAGTTGATCGGATTCAAAATTTTAAGAGCAATCAATGAGTTACCGGTTTCTTTGTAAATGGTTTTGCTGTACTGATTCATCCACTCCGGAGGTTTCGGCAACTTCACAATGGATGGGATCTCCATAGTTCCTTTCATCCTCGCTGGCTGATCCGTTCCTCTAAGCTTTTTTACCTGGTCTGGTAATGCCTTTCTGCCCATTTTCAGATTATTGGATTTTGCACGCATCAAAAATTAACTCCAAACCGATACCCAGCAAGTGATGTTTTAAGGATTTATACCCATATCCCCTTTGCGCAATTTTTCGCGCAAATTCATTGGTGTTTGAGGTTCCTATCATCATTTTTGCAAAAGCATTTAAATATCAGTGTATCAAGTAATTAACCAATTACGCTAATCATAAGTATTAGTATTTAAGTCGTTGATTCATGAGGTTAGCGATGTATCCATCGTTAGCACGGAAGTGATCAACTGCCTTTAGGTAGAGCTGAGTGGTGGATATACTGTTGTGCCGTAAGAATTCCCGCACGCGGTAGATATCCTTGGTCTGCTCCCATACTATCATGGCGCCGGTGTGTCTGAGCGAATGACATGAATAAGTTCCGGACCCTACCACCTTACCCATGTATTGCTTAACAATTACCGATACTGTGGTGGGCAGCAGGCGGCGCCTTGGTTTACTTACGAACAGTGGATCTTCCATATCCATGTTGTAACCATCGGATAGTTTGTTCAGGTACATCTCGATGGCATCGATTGACCTGGTGGATAGTTCTACTTTAACCTTATCGCTGATGGCTGATCCTTTACCCCATACCATGATGAACCAGCGATCTGCCTCACGTTGTATGTCTCCAATGATTAAGCGCGATATCTCGATCCTTCTCATGCCACACTCAATCATGAGTACTACCATCGCATAGTCCCTTAATGCTTTGAATGTTTGTGTTCCGATTACTTCGTACAGTTTCAGTATGTGTGACTCACTGAGTGGGGTGCGCTTCATGCCAAGATCGGGGGAGGGGCGGCGGATGCCTATCATTGGATTGGGAAGGTTATGTACAGTGGACCACTTGTAGAACAGGTTGAGCGTGGATATGTAATTGCGGATGCTGCTGGCCTTATGGTCCTTCTGCAGGAATGCCTTAAACCGGATCACATCACCCTTGCGCACATTGAAGAAGTTTATTCCTTCAGTATGCAGCCAGCGTATGTACACATCCAGTTCGGTGCGATACCTGCCACGGCTCTGCTCCTGTATATCCATTTCGGATAGCCAGCCTTCCACCATGCCGGTGATCGTTTTATCTTGTAAT